GTTGGCGGTGAACGAACCGATGATCAGTCCCGAGATGAACCCCAACCCCAGACTGAACCCGGCGACGAAGGTGGTGATCCCGAGCGTTCCGATGAACTGCGTCGTCTTCGTCATTGCTTCCCCCTGGCCATGTGAACGGTGGACTCGGCGCCCATCATCGAGAACTCGAAGGTGAGGTCACCGTTGTCGTAGTGGAACTTCTTGGTCTTCTCGCTCGATCCGAACATGCTGCCGGCGAGGGCCTTCTGAGCGTCCGGGTCGGGCAGCGACGTGACGGTGAACGTCTGGGCGGTCTTGTCGCTCGTGTCGAACGACCCCATCCAGTAGACGCCGCCGATGTTGTCGCGGTCGAAGTGCATGTTGATCTGGATGCCGTCGCCCGAGACCTCGGCGGTCATGGTGACGCCGGGCATGCCCTTGGTCTGCTTCCAGGTGCCGACGAGACTCACCGGCTTGTGGGGTATCGGCTTGGTGTACGTCGACGGCGGTGCCGTGGTGTCTCCGCCCGCGGCCGTGGCGAAGAAGATACCGCCAGCGGTGAGCGTGGCGAGCAGAACGTAGAGCAGAAGGAATCTCTTGAAGTACGGCTGGCGGTTCTCGGACATGGTGTCCCCCCTCGGGCATAAACGAAAACCCAAACCCCGAGTGGGGTATGGGCGTAAAACCGGTGGAACGGATATCACTGGGCTTCGCGGGCTGCCTTGGCGAGCCGGTGAATGGCGTAGTACGTCGCAGCCTTCAAACCGGCGAAGATGAGGAAGTTTCGAATGATCTTCTTCTTCAGCTCGCGGTTCGCGGCGGCGACGTCCTCGTCAGACATCAGCTTCACGGAGTGCAGCGTGGGCTGGGTCATGATGGGTCCTTTCGTAGGGGTCTCATCATAGGCCGTGTTATTTCTGCGACCTCAGTAGCGGCCGTACCTGACATACGGGGCTCCGTAGGTGTACTCGTAGATCGGAGCCTCGACGACCTTGTAGCCGCGGTACGATCCGGTGTTCGCGTTCACCATGTAGCCGTGGCCGTTGACGAACTTGGTCAGTATTCCGACGTGGAAGACGTGACCGTCGCGCAGGATGAACACCAGGTCGCCGACCTGTCTCGAGCCGGCGGATATGTGGTGCGAGTGGTCGTACTGGCCCTGGGCCGTCCGGTACAGAGTCTTGCCGTGCTGCTTGTACGACCAGTACGTGAGGCCTGAGCAGTCGTAGCCCTTGCTGTAACCGCCCTCGGCGCCGTAGACGTAACGGGCGCCTTCTTGAGTCTTGGCGCTGGCCATGGCGGCGGACCTGAGCGTCGGTGCGGCCTCAGCGTTGGGCACGGTCACGGCGAAGATACCGAGTGCCATGGCGATGGTGACGACGAGCTTGCTGGTGCTGTTCATGGTGCTGTCCAATCTCTCGAAGGACGAAAGGAAAACCCAAATCCCGTGTTAGGGGATGTGGGCTTTAAACCGGTGGATCGGGTAGATCAGTCTTCCGTGGACTCGTCGTCCTCGACGTCGTCGTTGTCGCCGGACCGCCCGAGGGCGAATCCGATTGCGAGGCCGATCGAGCCGGCGGCGGCAGCGATGACAGCAGCGCGCTTGATGAAGGACTTCTTGGTGATGAAGTTCTCCTCAAGGTCTGCCATCAGTCGCTGCACCGCAGACTCGACGACGGCCTCGCGCTCGGTCTCCTCAGGGGTCTGGGAAACGGCAGCGGCGGGGGTCTCGATGTTCTTGGTGGACATGATGGTTCCTTTCGTAGGGGTCTCACTATAGGCCATGTAATTTCTGCGACCCCTGGCGAAACTCAAAGCCCGTGTTAGGGGCTATTGAGGTTTGAGCATCTACTTCTAGTCGTCTTTGTCTTTCTTACTCACGTTGATGATGACTTCGCTGATCGTGTGCAGAATCGTCAACCCTCCGAGGACGCAACCGACCGTGATGCCGGTGTACTTCACAACGTCCTTGATGATGTTTGCAATTTCATCAGGTTCGATGCGAGGCACCTCGGGCACCACAGGGGTGGGGTCTTCGGAAGGGTCGTCGATTCGTGCAGCGCGGATGCGGAGTTCACGGCTCTCGATGAATCGGTTAAGCATGACATGGCCTTTCGTAGGGGTCTCATTATAAGCCGTGTTATCCCTGCGATCGGGCAAAATTCATAACCCGAGAAACACAAAGGGCGCGTAGATATGGTGGTCTACACGCCCTTCATGTTCGGGTCTTCCTTGACTGGGGTCAGGTGTTACCTGGGCTTCAGGACGAAGCCGATGGCCTTGGAGGTCACGACGTGCGCGCGCTCGTAGTTGAGGATCAGCAGGATGCCGGTGAGGTTGCCGATGACGGTCCACATGGTGTCGGGGCTCACGCGCTCAGAAGCATTGGACTTCTTGAGTGCGTAGAGCTCCTTCACGTGGGCCACCTTGTCGGTGTACTCCTCGGTACCCAGCGGGGTATCGATCAACTGCTTGAGCGCTGCGGCAATCGTGTCTTCCAGGACGTCGGTCTTGGTCGAGAGAAGGGGCAGGTTCACAGCGTCTCCTAGGGTTAGGGGGTCTCACTATATGCAAAGTTATTTGTGCGACCCCTGAAACCTATGGATTGACTGTCGGAGTGCCTCCAGTGTCCTCCACCTTGAACGTCGCCTCGTCCATCTGGTCCAGTGTCGGAGTGTCGTGGTTGAGCTCCAACGAGTAGAGGACCTTGTCGGGCGTCTCGGTCCGGACGAGCTTGCCGGCGTACTGGGCTCCGCTGGCGTAGTAGGACTTCTTCGAGACGTGTACGACGCCCCCGAGGAAGGTGTTGAGCGCGGCGATGGTGCCCATGACCTGTTCCGTGTGCGGAAGGCCCCAGATCTGCGACAGCGCGAAGTAGAGAGCGCTCAGAGCCGGAAGGATGATCGTCGCGGACTTCTTCAGGGCCGTGTAGTTACGGTCACTGAGGAGCGGCTGCTTCGCCGGAGCGTGGTGGTGCGGGGACGACACGGACATTGTTGATGAACCTCTCTTGGTCGGGCAATATGCCTGCGTACTTGCTGTTGTGAGAGAACGGAAGCTTGGCGACCTGCAGCATGATGAGCTCTGCGGTGCCGTTACCGCCGAGAGCCTTGTAGGGCTCGTAGTAGTACTTCAGGAGCTCCTCGTAGTCGTCCTTGGTCACCCATCCGCGCTCGATGAACGCAAGACCGTAGCTCGTGATCTTGTCGTAGGCGATGCCCATCATCAGCTTGTCGGTGGCTTCTCGCGACCGATTCTTACTCCGCAAGTAGGCCCAGAAGCCCGACGAAGCCAGTACGGTGGTGACCGAAGTCAGGCCGATCTGAACCCAAACATCCACTTAAATATCCTCCCCTAATTCCCAACGATGAGAGACCGGTAGCTTGCTATTAAGTTGTCCTACCCCAAACCCCAATGGATTTTGTCCACGCTTCCGCCTGGTGCCATACACCGCCTGTTCCGCCTACCCCTCCGACGTTCACGTATGGCACTGCGAGTTTCCACACGCCGTTGACGTTGACGTAGGCTCCGGCAACCGTTCTTACGCTGGTTACCTTCGACCACGCACTCCACCCATAAGCGTTCTGCGATCTGACCGCGAAGTTGTACACGGTTCCCGGCGTCAAGCCAGTAACCACTCTCGGAGCAGAGGCAGATATGATGGTGTTCGAATCCGGCGACGAGGAAGTCCCGTACGAAATCTGATGCGCAGTGATCGCGCTACCACCGTTACTGCCGTCGGTCCAGTTCGTGTCAACGGTCGTTGCGGTGACGCTAGACAGCAGTGGCGCACTGGGCGCCGACGGGACTGAGACTGTCTTAGCGCTCGCTCTACCGGACCAGGCGCTCCACCCTACGGAGTTGTGTGTTCTGGCCCAGAAGTAGTAGGTCGTGTTCGGTGTCAGACCCGAGATCGTCGTTGATCCGTCCGAGCTGACAGTCGTACTTGACGACGCGTCAGAATTGTTGTCGTAACGTATCTGACGGGAATCGATCGCATCGCCGCCGTTGCCTGCGTCTTGGAAAGACACAACCATCGACGTGGTTTTGATGCCGGATATGGTGGGCGTGTGGGGTGCATCCGGCACCGTGTCGCGATCGATCGAGTGACTGAACGTCGACGGACCGCCGATGCCGGAAACACCGGTGGCCGTGGTGAGCTTGAGCGTGACGGTCTGCGAATATGTGACGTTCGCAGAGGCAACCTCTTGCCAATCGGCTCCCGTGTGGTAGTCGATCGTGGTGTTGTGGGTCGAGCCGTTGATCGTGTAGCTGAACCCGAGGTTGTTCCAGACATCGCTGGTCCATTCAGCCTTGAACCAGAACTGAACGACGTCACCGGTGTCCGTGATACGAAGTGTTCCGCCGGCACCATTGGTGTAGTCCCAGCTAGTCATAGAGCCCCCTAGCTGAGGATCTTGAAGTAGATGTCTCCGTCGTTACCGCCGGTGGGGTCGGCGGTGCCCGAGGATATGCCGGCCGCGGTGCGATAGGCTGCCGCACCTGTCGGGATCAGCCCCAAGACGGCCGCGATGAAGTCGCGAGTGCGGTTGATCTCTCGCCCACCCCAGCGAACCCGGCCTTCCTCACCGGTGTCAGGGACGAGTGGATAGCCGGCGGCTGATGCCTGATCTCCGATGGGCATACCGAACCTCCTCTCCAAATATCACGGCTGGGTACCCCAGACCGAGGTAGTGTCTGCGTCGAAGTCGAACCATGCCTTGTCGCTTGTCCAAGACAGCCAGGATCCGGTGTTGATGAACGTGTTGAGGGTCAGCGTGGGGTATGAACGCTCCCCGTTTTGATCCTCCACGAATATCTGTTCCGTGACCCGCATGTTGTTCGTTACGCCGTCCGTGTTACGGGTCTCGACGAGGTCGCCGAGGTTGTAGTCCCGCCCGTAGACGTATTGGCTGTTCTGGCTGATCTCTCCGTCGAAAGCCTGGAGGACCCTGTACTTGGCGAGTTCCTGGTAACCACGCTGGTTGAGTGCAGCCGTGACGTTCGGGTTGTCGCTTGTGATGTCACTGGCGTTGACCACCAGAACGCGGCGTTCGAGGCCCTCTACAGCCGGGTCTACCCCCGATGCGTACACCTCCGCGAAGCCCGCGGGAGAATATACGTATGCCACGTTCTTGGTGGAGTCGATAGTGGTCAACTCCTTGGTGTTCTGGAGGTTGTCCAGCTCCGGCGCGAATACGACGGGCGGAAGGGTCGTCTGTGCGGTGGTCCTGTCGCTGCCGGCGTAAATATCGAAGTAGAGCTGAGTCAGATCACCGTTGCGAAGCATCCTGAACCCGAGGGCCCAGGACTGGCACACCTGAGTGATGGCTTCGTAGACGGTGGTCGGTTCCATCTCCAGCGTGATCGGATCGATCGGTTCGGCGATGGTGCTTGCCGGCATGAACGTCCCCTCAGTTACGTAGGGGATGATGTCGGCGGTGTTGAGGACGCCGGTCACGCAAATATCGTGGTAGATCTTGCGTGCGACAGCAGCCGGCGTGTCCGTGATGGTCCACTTCGGCGTAGTCGTGGTGTTGCCCTCTATCGAGAAGGCCACCCTGTCGGAAAGGATGGCCTCGATAGAGCGCCCCTTGATGATCAGGAGCTTTTGCCCGTTCGCATCGACGTCGTCTTCGACAGACTCGACACGCATCACGTAGTTCGACTTATTCAGCGCCAAATATGTGTCAGGCTTGAACCGACTCCTGTTCACGGGGTTGGATACGACGTCCAGTTGGAAGTCGCCGGTGGACTGCCATCTCTCGGTCCAGATGAGCGAGGAGAAGCGGTCGGTCACGTACTGCCGGCGGAGCAGGGGGTCGAGGGTGTAGATCTCCACTACAAACCCCCGTACTTCACGGTGTACTGGATGGTGTACGGAACTGCCGCGCCGGCTGCGTAGACGCGGAGCTTGTTGGTGCCCGACTTGATGTTGAGCCAGACCGATGACGGGTCGACTCCGTACAAGACCGAGCTGGAGGTACCGAGATGGGTGAGGGTCGCCCACTTGTCCCCGGTGACAGTGCTGATGGACAACACGTCGCCGGAGACAAGTGAACCCGTGAATATGAGAGAGTACGTCTTTCCCTGCGGGGTCGTGTGGTAGATCGTCACGTCAGTCATCGTGCGATTGACATTGAGCGTGAAGACGAACCCTGTGTCCACTTCCCCGTCGTACTCCACCACAGTCTGGGCGGAGCTCTCGGTGGTGTTTCCCGACAGCGTTGTCGACGTCGTGACCTTGAAGTCCGGGTCGTAACAGATGATCGAGATAGCCACCGAGGGCTCCTGATCGAAGATGGTGGTTTCGAGAGATTCCACCACCCCCGCGATGCTCACCGTGAGCCCATCGTCCATGTAGAACGTGAGAGTGATCTGGGACTTCGGCATGAAGAAGCCGTACAGCCTCTTCCGCAGGGTACGAATCGTGTCCACGAGGGGATCCGGGTCGTACCCCAACGTCACCTTGATGTTCCG